GAGCGACCGGCCCGATCGAGACCGTGGCGTTGTAGAGGTCGCGCATGGCTTGGGGGGCGATCTCGCCCGTGCGGGTATACGCGGCGATGGCCTCGCCCAGGACGGTGTTGAGCTTGGTCTGCTCTTCCTGCGTCATGCGCGTCAGGTTGCCGACGCCGCCGAGCGCCGCTTGGTACTCCTGCGCCTTGGTAATGCTGTCGGTGCCGAACATCGACGCGCGCAGTTTCTCCTGGGCCGCGGCGGCGGCCTCGGTCTTCCGGGTCGCTTCCTCCTGTGCCGCGGTCTGGTCTTTCGTCTTGGCGACGTAGAACGTGATCGCCTCGGCCGACATCCCGTACTGCTTCTCGAGCTGCGCGACGGTCGCGGTGTGATTCGCGAGCGCGGCCGTGATCTCGGGCAGCTCCGCGCGGTGCTTGCGGATTTCCCGCTCCCAGTCCGCCTGCCGATGGATGGCGGTATCGACCGCGGCGGTCCCGGCCTTGACGGCGTCGTAGTTGATCTTGATCGCCTCGGTCATGTCGGTGATTTGCCGGCCGGCATTCTTCGACGCCTGGGCGAGTACGTCCGCTTTCGCGCCGGCCTCCTGCGCCGCGACATCGCCAAACCCCAGCAGGCTGGCGGTCAGCTTGCCGATGGCGGCGTCGGCGCCGGTGATGTCGGCGATCCAGCGCCCGACCTGCCAGCCGGCGAGCGCCGCGCCGGCGACCGCGCCGGCCGTGCCCAGCGCGCCCAACTCTTTCGCGCTCTTGCCGGACACCTGGCTGATTTCTTCGATCGCGGCGATCGGCTTCGACAGCGACACGCCCATCGCATTCGCCGACTGATCGACCAGGCGCAGCCCCTTCGACAGGTCGGTGAGGCCGCTGGTTTTCTTGCCGACGCCGTCGACCTCCGCGCCGGTTTTCGCGAGCGTCGCGCCGGTCTTTTTCGCTTCGGCGTCCATCACGCCCAGGGCGGCGCTGGCCTTGGTGGCCTCACTGACGAAATCGGAGAAATCGGCCTGGAGCGCGCCAGTCAATGCCATGAGCTATTTCCTCGACAGGTCGGCGGCCAGAATCGCGAAGGTCGCTTCAGGCAAGGTCTGCACGGTGTCCCAGCTCAGGCCGCTGCGCTGGCAGACGGCAAGGGTGTTGGCGACGAGTCGTCGATAGAGTCCGTTTTTTTTAGCGCGTCGCCCGCGGCCTCGACCCGCGCGTGATGCGCTTCGATCGCCTGCTTCACCTCGAGCGCCGCCGCCTGGCGCAGATTGTTCAGCACGTCTTGCACCTCGTTGGGCGGCAGGCCGCGCACGGCGATCCGCTGGCCCTGCGCATCGGTCAGCGTCCAGTCAATCAGATACGCGATCACCGTCGCGTCGGTCGTCTTGAGCACGTCGCGGCGCAGCTCGCCCTGCTTCGACTCGGTGTACATCCGCGACAGCATGGCGATGTACTGGCCGTGATTGAGTTCGGCCCAGACGGTGACGCTGCGCCCGTGCGCGAGCGGCAGCGTCAGTTCCCGCGGGACCACGATGTCTGACATTCAGCGTCCTTCCGGCGGGCCCAGTCGTGCGGTCAGCGCCTCGCCCTCGATCTGCAGGGTGTTCGGGAGCACGGGGAAGCACCACAGCCCCGCGGGCTTCTGCGGGCGTGGCGCGGTGAACATCAACGGGAGCTGGCGCAGGCGGTAGCGGTCGGCGCGCGCGACCGTGGCGCGGAGGGAGAACACGAAATGTTCGTCCCGCGCCACGGCCCACGTCGAGAGTTCCGCCGCCGGTCCCGCGCCCCAGACGATGGCCCCGCCCCGTCCGCGCGCCACGACCGAGCGGAACACCTACGCGGCGACCCGATCGCGATCCGCGAGACGGGCCGCGAGCGCCGCCGTCGGCAGCGTCCAGGCCCCGCCGGCCATGAACGTGCCCGACAGCGCCGGCGCCCCTTCGACATCGGTGTCGAGTTCCGCGTCGAGGTAGGCCAGGCCGCTGAACGTGTGCGGCGTCGCGGCGCTGGGATCGCTGGTATGCGGGATGAGCTCGAGCATCCCCGGCGCGGTCAGCGCGGTCGCCTCGATCAGCGACATATCGTCGCTGTTCCAGAACCCGGTCAGCGTCCCGCTGATGTCGCGCATCCCGGGGATGTAGACCCGGTTCGTATCCTGGAAACAGGTGACGTTGATTTTTTCGGTGGCGAGGGACAGCGTGAACGACTTGATCGACACCAGCGCCACCGCGGTGGCCCCGCCCGTCGGATCCCATTTCACGAGCCCGTCACGTCCTGCGAGAATCATTGGTCAGTCCTTCCTTAGACTGTCGGCGCGACTTGCACCCGATAGCGCCCGCCGTGATGCTGCCATCGGATGGATTTGTCACTGGGGTCGAGCTCGCCGGGGTCGCGGATGCGCTCGACGCGCACCGTCGACAACCACACGTACCCCGGCACGGTCAGCGGCTGGTCCTCGAGCAGCGCATCGATGCGCGCCGCGGCCTCGGTCGCCGGCGCCGTCGCGCTAGTCTGCACCACGGCCTGCACCGCATACGTCACCACTTCGATCGCCCGCCGCGCCGCTGGTGTTTCCGCGAACACGCTGACATCGGCGGTCTCGTCGATGGTCACCAGCGCGAACGACGTTTTGCCCTGCGGCGCCAGGCCGAAGTGCACACCGCCGGGTAGCAGCGCCGCCAGCGTCGCATCGGCCGCCAGGTGACCAATGAGCGCCGTATCGACCGCGCTGGAATCAGGCACCCGTCACCGTCAGCCCTTCCGCGCGCATGATCGCGGCGACCTTGGGAATGAAATCGGCGCGCGCCCGCATAATCCGCGGCACGAAGGTATGGGCCGCCGGCATCTGCCCGCGCCGCCCGCGTTTCTTCGTCGTGCGCGGTTTCGATCCGAATTCGTAGGCCAGCGCGTACTTCGCCGTGTTGGCAATGACGACCCGCGCTTTCGTCTGCCGCGGCTGCGACCGCACGATCACCCGGCTCGCCAGGAACCCGCTGCGCTGCGGATACGACGCGGCGATGTCGGCCGCCACCGTCGTCGCCAGCGACACCAGCGCCGCCTGGGCCCGCGCCGCCAGGAACGACGGGAGCTGCTTGAACTTGCTTTGCTGCACCGTGACGCCGCCGAGGGTGAACTTGATCACGGCCGGGTCTCCGCGGCGACCAGCACCAGTTCCCGCCGCGCTTCGTCGGGGTCGCGCAGCCCGAGCACCTGGAACACGCGCGGCCCGCGGTCAGGGTCGGCGTAGGTGAGCCGTGTTTCCACCGTGACGCCCGGGTGATACGGCAGCGTCACCTGATGCGTCCCGCTGGCGACGATGGTGTCGGCGGTCTGCCGTTCCATGTCGGCGGCCGCCAGCGCATCCAGCGCCACCCAGGCCGTCGGCGGATTGAGCGGCGCCCAGGTCTCGGTATAGCCGCCGGCCCCGTCGGGCACCGGGGGCCCGGGGTTCTCCAGCGTCACGACTTTGGTGCGGCGGCCGGCGGGCATCATGCGATCACCGGGGTGCGCAGGCGGCGCAGTGCGCCGACCACCAGCGGATGGAGGTCGCCGCGGTCGAGGTCGCGGCGCGGCCCGCCGCCCTCGAGGTCGTCGCCGCGGAAGCGCCAGTACTCGCCGATCTGGAACAGGATCATCTGCGGCACGATCGGCGGCGCGCTCGTCTCGTCCCAGCCGGCGACGATCGCCGCGTCCGCCGGGGTCGGGCTGAGGTATTCGCGGATGACGTACTCCGCCGCCGCGAGCGCCGTCGTCAGCGCGGCGTCGTCCGGGTGGCCGGCCGGCGTCCCCGTGCGCAAGTAGTCCTTCGCCTGCTGCAGCGTCACGAGCCCGGCCATTTACGTCACCGTCCCGGGCGCGTCGCCCTCCACCTCGGCCGGCGTCGCCGCGGTCGTGGTCCGGGCCTCAACGATGGCGAGGCGCTCGCGAAGCAGGGACAGCTCCGCGCGCGCCTCGGTCAGGGCCTGGTCCAGCCGCGCGCTCCGCGCCTGTTCGGGCGCCAGCGCGGCCTTGATCGTCAGGCGCACGACTTCCGCAAACCCTTCGAGGTTACGCATGCACCAGCCACCCTTCCTCCGCGGCCTTGGTGTGCAGCAGGGCCGTGAACGACGCCAGGTCGATGTCGTCCCCGTCGTCCTCGGGCGCGGGCGCTGGCGGGGCGCTGGGGGCCTTGGTGAAGGGGTCGTTGGCGTCGCGCTCCGCGAGCGCCGCCATGCTGAACATCTGCTGCTGGAGGTACGGCGTATCGCCGCCCGGCACCGGCCCGACCCCGAAGTACTTCTGCCGCGACTCGTTCGGCGACAGCACGCCGCCGACGATGGCATCGGTCGCCGCTTTGGTCTTCGTCGCGGTGTCCATCCAGAGCAGATCGTCGACGTCAAACTCGGTGCCGTAGGTCTTGCCCGGCACGTCGACCAGGCCGAGCCCGTAGTCGAGCGCGAGCTCGAGCGCGACGATCAAGCACTGCAGGCACTGGCTGTAGTACTGCTGCACCAGCGGGTCGCTGTTGGCGTAGGGCGGCTGGTGACTGCTGTCGATGAGCGCGGCCGGGATGTGATAGCAGGCGCAGACCTGCTCGACCGTCCATTTGAGCTGTTCGATCAGCTGCGCATCGGCGGCGTTGACCGACAGCGCCTCGTAGGTGATGCCGTTCGGCAGGATGGCGACCTTGCCGGCGTTCATGCCGGTATACTTCGCGGCCCACTCCGCGGCGATCTTCTCGGCCTGCTCCTGGTTGAGGTTCCCGGGCACCAGCAACACCCCGCCCGGACTCGACCCATTGGCGAAAAAGTTCGTCGAGTTTTCCTGAATCTTGAGCCCCTGCAGCGCGACCATCCCACAGGCGAAAATCGGCGAGACACCGACCAGCGGATGGAACAGCGGCACCATCAGGTCGTGAATGATTTCGCGCGCCGGCACGGTGACGGTGTCCGCGAGGCCGGCGAGCGGATTGGTCGTGAGCTCGTAATAGACCGCGCCGTCGGGCGTCACCAGCGGCTTGACCTTGGTCGGGTCGAGCACGTAGAGCGCGACCACGACGCCGCGCTCGTCGCGCTCCTTCAGGACGTAGGTGTTGCCGTGCGTCAGCTTCGAGACCATCCACTGCTCGAGGAACTTCGGCAGGATCTGGTAGCGGTTTGGCTTCGCGAGCACCGGGGAAAATGCCGGGCTGTAGGTCTCGGCCCAGACGCCGTCGGCGTCCTGCGCGACCAGGCGCACGCGCAGCTTGCCGATGTCCTGGGCGATCAGCGTCGTGCACGCGTAGACCGCGGAGTAGGCCAGCACCGACGGCGCGGCGATCTCGGCGTTCTGCTGCCAGGCGCCGGTGTACGGCTCGCGCACGACCGACAGCCAGCCACCCGTCCCGGGCACCGGCGCCCCGGGCACGGGCACCGACCGCGCCCGGGTGATGTCGAAGCCGAACAGCTTCACGCGGCTACTCGGCTTTGCCGCGCGCGTTCTGCACCGTGACGGTGCTCCCACTGGACGGCGCCGGCCAGGCCGCGGCGGTGAGGTACTTGACCGAATTGGTCCCGACGCGCTTCCACGAGATGAACCGCTCCGCGCGCAGGCCGACGCAGTTGTTCTGCCACAGCGAGACCAGCACCGTGGTCGCATCCGCGGGCGAGGCCGGCGCGCTGTCCATCTGCAGCGAGGCTTCCCGGCTCGCGTCGATGGTGACCCCGCCCTCGTCGGCAAACAGCACCAGCGCCGGCTGCAGCGCGACCACGTTGGTCGTCGCGGAATTACTGGTGATGAACGTCATGCCGCGGTAGGTGCCGCCGCCGATCCCGATGCCGGGGAATTCCGCGGAGCCGTCCAGGTTGGTGCGGAACGACAGCGCCAGCGCATTGGCCGGCGACAGGATCT